GGTGATTGATTATGAAATTGCAGGTTTGTCGAAAGTGTAAACACGAATATCATCCGTGTAGCATACGGAAATGCCCATACTCTGAAAAAGGTTTGTACATATGTGTTTATTGCTGCAAAAGATGTCCGTATGTGAAAGAAGTGCAGTTAGGCTGGATATGTACTTACGGAAGAAGGTGAATGTAATTGGTAGAAATTGTTTATCGAATTTATGAAGTCGCAGATGAAAAAACAGCCAAGGAAAATACAGAGAAAGATTTTGAATTTGGCCTTTACTCATCAATAAGTAAATCTCAAAATAATGAACTTGTAATGGATTGCCTTATTTGTGAAAGTAGAGAGGAGTTCAAAAAAATTATAAAAGATGAATACGGGAGTGGTATTTCCTTTCGCTACTCCAGAAAACTTCGTCCTGGTGATTTGTACTGCGTGATTATTGCTGAGCATTGCTATTCAACAGAAAAATACTTTAATAAGGTAACTTTTACTTGCGATTGTTGCGGTGCGACCGTTGAGACATATTATGGAAAACCAATATATTTTTCTGATTATGAAGTTAGAAACTATTTTTACGGAATTGAAGATTATGCTGAAAAACGCTTTTGTTCCCATAAGTGTAAGCAAGTATATGAGAGCAGAGAACGTAACAAGATAAGACCTAACGATGATGAAGAATTTTATATCACCAAAGATATGTTTTCGGAGAAAGTATCAGGATACATATATAAAATATCCAAAAAATCAACTGGTGAATTTTACATAGGACAAACAATGTATGCTCCTGTTTTTCGCTGGGGGCAACATCTCAAAACCGAAAGATTCCCAATAGAGAATATCACAGATTATCGATTTGAGGTCATTGAAATTGTTCCTCTTGGTTGTAATATACTGGAACGGGAAAAATATTGGATTCAGAAATTTTATAGGGATAATCCTGAAAAATCTCTTAATATTATGTGTACTGCAAATATTAGCTAAACAAAAAGAAATTTAAATAGGAGTTGTGATAAATGAAAAGCAACTGGAAATTAAGAAGTAAACAGCACGAAGATCGTATTCGTGGTGAAATGTTTGATACCGGTATCGGTTACGGGCTGAAACTTGCTTCCATAATATTGAGTCGCCATTTCGGATTCGGAGCAAAGCGACTTTATAAATTAAATCTTGAAGCCCTGAGATATATTGCGAATATTAAAGATGGGGCAGAAGAATTTACAGAGGAATACAAGAACAATGTAGAATATGCCTCTATTAAAATTCACAAAGAATTTGATAAAACTATGGCATTAAAATACAAAGGCATTGACTATGGACAGAAATTGAGAAACGAGATAGATAACGAAAGCTATCTTAATTTGGAAATAGAGGTGAATTAAATGATTGATTGTTCAAAAACTAAAAACTATTTGAGTGAACAAGCTCGGATGACAAAATCAAGTGATGTTGGTGTGTGTCGTATTTCGTGTAATCATTGCCCATTGAGCAGATTTAATAATGACGAAGAAATGCTTTGCACTGAATTAGAATTAACGCACCCTGAAAAGGCAATCGAAATAGTACAGCGGTGGAGTGATGAAAATCCGCAGAGGACTTATTTGAGCGTGTTCTTGGAACATTATCCAAATGTTCAGCTTCATGTTACTGGGATACTTACTGGGATACCTAGAGATATTTGTCCTTATCAGTTAGGGCTTATGAGCATAGATGATTGCCCAAAAAAAGACCGTAACTGCGTTAAGTGTTGGAATCAGCCTATGCCTGCCGAGGGAGGCGAAGAGTAATGGCATTCCCCGAAAAGCTAAAAGCGTTAAGACTTGAAAATGGATTAACGCAGGACGAACTGGGCGAAAAGCTCTATTTGAGTAGGGCAAGTATCTCAAGCTATGAAATTGGAAAAAATGAGCCTACTATCGAAACCATAATTGCTGTGTCAGATTTATTCAATGTCACAGCAGACAAACTGCTGAAATGAGGTGAAAAGAAAATGGATAATAAATTAAAAATTCGTGAGGTATGTGGCGAATATGCGTTAGATATACTGTTCGAGGATATGAGTGTTAGTACGATATACTTTAATTCAAAACGAAATGCCGAAACAGTTAAGCATATTATCGAAGTTGACGGAAGTAAACCCAACGAAGCTACCGTGTGTGATATGCAAGAGATTAAATACGGTAAGTGGGAATACGACAGCGGGGATGTCGGCTATACAAATTATTTATGCTCTGAGTGTAAAAATTTTTTCACTTTTTACGAGGGCTTTGATTTGTATCCATATTGCCCTTACTGCGGTACAAAAATGGATAAGGAGTGTGAAAAATAATGGCATTCCCAGAAAAGCTAAAAGCGTTAAGACTTAAAAATGGATTAACGCAAGATGAGTTAGGTGAAAAGCTCTATTTGAGCAGAACAAGTATATCTTACTATGAGCAGGGAAAATTTGAGCCTAATATCGAAACCATAATAGCTGTAGCGGATTTATTTAACATCACAACAGATGAATTGTTGAAGTGAGGTGTGAACACAATGACAAACTTTGAAAAAATCAAACAGATGTCAATTGATGAAATGGCTCGGAGTTGTATGAGTTTTTTTGCCTGTCCATATGGAACTCCATATTTCGGTTGTCCTATGGAAAAGCGATTCAATGGCAGTTGCATTGACTGCACAAAACATTGGCTTGAAAGTGAGGTAGAAGAATGAAAGATATTAAAAACATTACCGTTAATTACGATAACGACGACACAAAAGTTGTTGAAAAGGGACTTGTTATTGATTTTGGTAAACTTGATAACGATGAGGGCGATGTTTGCTTTAATATGTGTAACATCAAAGGTAAGGATTTGCATTTGATTGTAACCGCTGTTGTTGCGTTGGGGCAGAAATTTGGTATGCTTGACGAGGAGCGTGAAGTAGATTGACGGCTAAACCGATAACAATTACTTGTCAGAGATGCGGAGTTGAAGTTATTACACTTTGCACTAAAACAAAATACTGTCCGATTTGCCGGAAAGAAATCCTTAGCGAGAAGGCAAAAGAAAGAGAAAGAAAAAAAGCGTCATCTAAAAAATCTAAAATACCATTCAGACCATTGACCGATATTTCTGAATTTCTATTTTGCAAATATGATTTTCTCGGTGAATCTGTTAAACAGATTGCAAAAGATTATGAACGCAATCCTTCTCAGGTTCGACAAGTGATTCAAACAGCAAAAGCAAACGGAAATTATCAGAAGCACATTGACAAGTACAAAGCTATGATAGGACGATAATTAAATGAGAACTTTCGATTTAACTTTCGCTCGACGGCTTGAGCAAGCAATGACCGAACGGAATATTTATCCTTCGGACCTTGCGCGTAAGTCCGGAGTGAGCCGGTCAAACATTTACAATTACATAGCAGGGACAAGTCAACCGTCAGCGTATAATGTTAAGCGAATAGCTCTGGCATTATCAACATCGGCGGATTGGTTGCTTGGCTTAGTGGATTAGAAAAACAGTCCCTTACTTGGGACGCAAAATAGTTTAAAATAGAGTTATGATGCAAGAGGACAATTGCATTGTAGCTCTATTTATTTTTGGTGGTGTACGGTATGGCTAAGGCATTTGCCATAGGATTTTACAAGTCTAAAAAATGGCAGGACTGCCGACAAAGTTTTATCGCAGAACGAATGCTTGTTGACGGCGGATTGTGTCAGCTGTGTAAAGAGCGACACGGTTTTATCGTGCACCATAAGATCATGATTAATGAGAGCAACATAAGCAATCCTGATGTTACTCTCAATTACGACAATTTATTATATGTGTGCAAAAAATGTCACGATGATTTGCCGGGGCACGGGATAGGTGGGTGCGAACCGAAAAAATATTTTTTTGATGAGAGCGGAATGCTCCGACCGATTATCCCCCCCGTTGAAAAATCGGAAACCGGTAACCGTAGGACCGAGGGGGGCAGTTAGATTTTTTGCGCGCCTTACATATAGCCCCCCTCCCCCCAAAAACTTGTGTGAAAGGACGGTGACTTGTAAAATGACTGACGAACAAAAGGAACAAAGAGCGATTAAGCGAGAGATAAAGCGATTAACGGAAATCTACAAGGACATAGAAGTTAAGAGAAAAGACCTCGCTGTTGGTCTCATTGAGAATGCGGCGTTCACTCGAATCAGACTGAAAGAACTGCAACAGGATATTGCGATTTATGGCTTAACTGAACTATTTTCACAGTCGGAAACACAAGAGCCGTACTCACGCAAAAGACCTGAGGCGGATTTGTATAACACAATGCTCGGCAACTATCTCAAATACATCAAACAGCTCAACGATATGCTCCCGAAAGTGACCGAGGCAAAGATTGCGACAACAGACGGCTTTGACGATTTTGTCGAGGGGCGTGACAAGCTTTGAAACGCTATCCATTAAGCTATAATCCGATACTTGAATATTACGAGCAGATAAAGAACGGCAAGGTTACTGTTTGCGACAAGATACGCAAGTGGTACAAACATTTAAGCGATAAGGTGATTAATCCGACAGACGGCTATCATTACGAAGCTAAGCGAGGAAATCACATCATTGAATTTGTTGAAAACTATTGCCGACATAGTAAAGGCAAAATGGGCGGTCAGCTTGTAAAGCTGGAACTGTGGGAAAAAGCGTGGCTTGCGGCGACATTTGGCTTTGTAGACGATGACGGTATAAGACAATATAACTTATCTGTGCTGATTATCGGAAAAAAGAACGGCAAGTCTTTGCTTGCCTCTGCAATTGGTTTGTATATGCTCATCGGTGACGGTGAACCCGGTCCCGAAGTGTATGCAGTCGCCACAAAGCGTGACCAAGCCAAGATTATATGGCAGGAAGCGAAACGAATGGTTCGCAAGAGTGAAACTCTGCTAAAGCGAATTAAACCACTGCTAAATGAATTGAGTTCAGAAGATTACAACTGCGGAGTGTTTAAGCCGCTTGCTTCTGATTCAGATACACTCGACGGATTGAATGTGCATTGTTGCCTTATGGACGAACTCCACCAATGGAAAAACGGCAGACAGTTGTATGACATTATGGCAGACGGTACCATCGGGCGAGACCAACCGCTTATTCTTGTTACAACAACAGCCGGAAAAATCAGAGAGGACATCTACGATGAAATCTATGACGATGCTGTCCGCACCACGAACGGCTTGTTTGATGATGTAGGTTACAAAGACGAACACAGCCTTTACATTATCTATGAGCTTGACAAGCGTGAAGAATGGGAAAAGCCCGATTGCTGGGAAAAGGCTAATCCCGGACTTGGCACTATTAAAAATCGAAATGCCCTTGCAAGCAAGGTCAAGAAAGCGCAAGCAAATCCGTCACTTGTACGAAATCTTGTATGCAAGGAATTTAACATAGCCGAAACATCAACTGAATCGTGGCTCAATTTCGAGGAGCTTAACAACGAAACAAAATTTGATGTTAAGGAACTCCGCCCAACCTACGGGATAGGCGGCGCAGACCTATCAAGCACAACCGACCTTACGGCGGCCAAGATGTTGTTCCGAGTGCCTGACAATGAAAATATTTTTGTATTGTCAATGTACTGGATGCCGGCAGACCTCGTAGAGAAAAAAGTAACCGAGGACAAAATTCCATATGATAAGTGGATAGAACAGGGCTTTATGCGTACCTGCCCCGGAAACAAGATTGACGCAAGTGTTGTTACGGAGTGGTACCAAGAGATACAAGACGAATACGATATTTACTTGTGGAAAGAGGGCTATGACGCTTGGTCAGCTCAGATGTGGGTTAATCAGATGATTGACGCTTTCGGTCCTACCGTTATGGAAGCTGTACACCAAGGTAAGAAAACATTGTCTGCCCCGATGAAAGCCCTCAAAGCAGACCTTGTCAAGAAAAGAATAATCTACAACAACAATCCAATTGATAAATGGTGTCTCGCAAATACTGCAATAGATGAGGACAGAAACGGTAATATACAGCCAATTAAGACCTCAAAGTCAACGAGACGAATTGACGGTACTGCGGCTTTGCTTGACGCTTACACGCTATATTTTGAATATGAAGACGAATATTTAAGCATTGTTTAGGAGGTGAGAGAATGGGAAAATTTAAGAACTTTTTAAATTCTGTTCGCAATGTCAGAAAGACAAAGAATTTTTCAAGGGTTGAACTTGTTACACAGAATAATTCAAATTTCTTCTTGTGGGGCAACAGAGCATATGATTCCGACACCGTCCGAGCTTGCGTTAATGCACAGGCTCTCAGATTTTCAAAATTATCAATTAAGCATATAAGGGAAACAATCGTTGACGGCAGAAAAGACCTCTTAATCAATCCCGAACCTTACATCAAGTTCTTGCTTGAAGAACCTAACCCGTACACAACAATGGATATGCTTTTGTATAGGACAAGCACACAGCTATCGCTATCGGGCAATGCTTTTTGGCTCATCATTAGAGACACAAACGGCTTGCCTACGGAATTGTATTTCATACCGGCTAAATCAGCTACGGACTTGTACGACACTAACGGCAACCTTGTTTATGAATTTATCCTTGCAAACGGCAAGACCTACCGCTTTGCCTCCGAAGATGTCATACATTTGCGTGATGATTTCGCTGAAAATGACATATTCGGAAGTGGCAAATTTAAGGCTCTTGCTCCTTTGCTCGAAATTGTTGAAACAACCGACAGCGGCATCATCAGCGCTATCAGAAATTCAAGTGTCATTAAATGGTTGCTGAAATATACCTCATCGTTGCGTCCTGAGGATTTGAAAAAGAACGCAAAAGCGTTTGCTGATAACTACCTTAACATCAGCAACAGCTCTGTGGGCGTTGCGGCAGTTGACGCAAAGGTTGACGCAAATCAGATAACCCCGAACGACTATGTCCCCAATGCTTTGCAGATGGACAGAACCAAAAACAGAATCCTTGAGCTTTTTAACACTAATGTGAAAATCATCACATCAACAGCGAACGAAGATGAAGAAAACGCCTACTTTGAGGCGGTGATTTCACCTAAAATTATTCAGCTTAAAAACGAACTGACACGGAAACTATTCACTCGCCGTCAGCGTAGTTGTGGAAATTACATCGCAGTAGGTTCGTTCAATCTACAATCTGCAAGCCTTAAAACAAAACTGAATTTCGCCGGAATGGTTGACCGTGGTGCAATGCTCCCGAATGAATGGCGAGAATCACTTGGTCTTGCTCCTGTTGCGGGCGGAGACACTCCGCTCAGAAGATTAGATACAGTTGCAGTTGACGAAGGAGGTGAAAATGATGCCGAAAACGATTGACATTAAGGGCCCTATCATTACGAACGATGACAAGTGGATTTACGACTGGTTTGGAGTAGCTTCCTGTTGCCCGGCCGACATTCGCTTACAGCTTGATGATACGGCGGACGATGAGGGTGTACAGGTTGTTATCAATTCATCAGGTGGTGATATCTTTGCCGCCTCCGAAATTTACGATATGCTCGCCGAAAGCAAGGCTACAATCAAGGTCATTTTTGCCGCCTCTGCCGCTTCATACATCGCTTGTGCGTGCACATCTGAAATTGTGCCAACAGGTATGCTTATGATTCATAATGTTTCAAGCTATGCCGCAGGCGATTACAATGACATGGCACACGAATCAGGTGTGTTACTCAAAGCAAGTAAAGCCGTTGCAACAGCTTACCGACTTAAAACGGGTATGAACGAAGATGAACTTATCGGACTTATGGATAACGAAACTTGGCTTACTGCCTATGAGGCGGTTGAAAAAGGTTTTATTGACAAAATTACCGAATATGCCGCTAATAAGCCCGTGGGAGTTAAACTTGCGGCAAGCCTTAACGGTCTTATCCCTGACACAATTATCAAACAGATGAGAAGTGAAAAAACACAGCTTACAGCAAAGCTTGAATTACTCAAACGAAAGGATGTTGAATCAGAATGAACAGACAGGAATATCTTGACAAAAGAAATGCACTCTATGATAAGGCTAAACAGCTTATCGCAGAGAACAAACTCGCTGAGGCGAGAGAGGTAACACAGCAGATTGATAAACTTGACAGTGAGTTTGAAAATTCTGCCGTGAAAATGGCAAATAAAAATGCAGAGGAGGGAATTAAAATGCCTGCGCCATTTGAAAATCACAAGACAAACATCGACCTCACAGATGAGGACGAACAGGTAACAGATATGTACGCAACACTTGAATACAGAAAAGCATTCGCTAACTATATTCAGAACGGCGTACCCGTGCCACAGAAGTTTATGAATGTGGCATCACAGACCACATCAAGCACTGCGGCGGCTATCGTGCCGACCACAATGTATCAGCGTTTAATCGTTGAACTTGAAAAAATCGGCGAAATTTACGCAAGAGTGTTCAAGACGGCGTATCCGACAGCACTTCTTATCCCCACACAGAACATCCGCCCGACAGCAAGCTGGGTTGATGAGGAAAAGGGTTCAGACCAGCAGCAGGTAACTACTGACAAGGTTGTTTTTGCCGGCTATAAGCTTGAATGCAAGGTTGCGTTCTCGCTCTTCATGACAAAGACTGCACTTGACACTTTTGAATCGCAGTTTATTGACCAGATTAAGAACGCAGTTGTAAAGGCTGTTGAATCTGCAATCATCAAGGGTACAGGCACAGGCTCTCCGACAGGTATTCTTTCATGCACTCCGCCTGACGGTCAGACAATCGAGATTGCAAAAACCGGCAAGCTTACATATTCAACACTTTGCTCGGCTGAGGCGGCTCTTCCTGCTGCATACGATGACGCTGTATGGCTGATGACAAAGAAGTCATTCTTTGCATTTATGGGCATTACAGACAGCAACGGTCAGCCTGTCGCTCGTATGTCTGAGGGTCTCAACGGTAAGCCGTCACTTACCCTTTTCGGTCGTGCAGTTATTCCGACAGACGGCTATATGGATTCATACGCTGATACAGTTTCAGCCGACACAACCTTTGCAATGATGTTTAATCTCAACGATTACATCTTCAACGAGGTAATGGGCTTAAGCGTCAAGAAGTACGAAGAGGACGACACCGATAACACAGTCCTTAAAGCCGTAATGCTTGCAGACGGCAAGGTTGTGGATACTCACAGCTTGGTGAAACTCGTTAAGAAGAGCGCTTAAAAGAGGTTTGAATCATGGCAGTATCAAATGAAATTGAAGCCGTAAAGGTTTCACTCCGTATCAATACGGTGCTGTTTGACGATGAAATATCTGCCCTCATTGATTCTGCCAAAAGCGATATGACAGGTGCAGGAGTTGATGTTAATGACAAAAACTTAACTGCACTTGTTATGCAGGCAGTCAAATTTTATTGCCGCGCTTATTTTTCGGTGACAGCTGACAGCGAGTGGGCACGGCATTACGAAGAGTTGCGTGATGCAATGGCGGCGAGAGGAGCACAAACAGAATGAATGCAGATACTTTGATTTCGCTTGTTTCGGGTTATAACGAAACAACAAACGATATCGGTGAAATCGTTCAGTCCGAAAAGCTCCGCAAGGTCTATGCTCAGCGGCAATATGTCAGACAATCCGAGTTCTTTCAGGCACAAGCTAACGGATTAAAACCCGAGTGTATGCTTGAAGTTAATTCCTTTGAGTATCAGAACGAAGAATTTTGTTACCTCGATAACAAAAAGTTCAAAATCTATCGTGCATATCAAATCAAAGGAACAGAGCGTACAGAGTTGTATTTAACTGATGTGGTAGGTGAGAATAATGTCACTCCCTAAAGCAGTTAAAATCACAAAAGACGGTGTTGAGATAATCAGCAATGTTGACCGCATTCAGTACACGCTCAAGGAGCTTGAGAGAGCCGCTCTGCGTGATGTAGGCAAGCTCGTATGTAAAAGAACACGGCAGAAAATAAAACGCAGGTCGGGGCGCTTAGCGAAAAACACGCAGTATTGGGTGCGTAGCAAGCAAGAAGTACCCGATTTACAAGTTGGTTTTAAGCCGGGCGGATTCTATGGACTGTACCAAGAAATAGGAACGAGCAAATATCCAAAAATCGGAGCATTGAGCGATGCCGCCGAAAGCAACATCAAAGACATTATAAAGATTGAACAGCAATACCTCAGTGCCGTAGGCACAGAAGAGGCAGAGCGAAAACTGAACGAGGGGGAATACAGCGGTGAATAACATCAAGAAATTTTTGAAAGACTTATTCGCTGAGTATGCGCCCTCTTATTTTTTGCAGGCAGAAAGCGGGTTTCCTCGCCTTGTATATGAGGTTAAACAGCTCTACACGGATGAGCCGTACGACAAGTTTGTTATGACGGTTAATGTTTATGACAGGCAGACTACGGCAACCATTGACGATGTTGTGGACAAAATCTATAACAACATAGCAAAGGCTACATACTCGGTTGATGATGTTTTTTACAAATTTTATAATAACTGCGATAGGCAGTATATTGCCGAATCAGACAAATCAATAAAGAGAGTGATGTTCACCCTCGAAATGAGAAGATACAGAAAGGATGATTAAAATGGCAACAGTTAAGCCACGAAAAATTAAACCGTACAGCGGTTATAATGCTAAGACAGCTGACCATATGCTCCTTGATGCAGGTGCGTTTTTCGCAAATTACGATCCTGCTACGGACACATACGCAAGTGCCAAAAAGGCAGGCAAGTGCCTTGGTGTAACTATCAAAGGCGGTGAATATTCAGCGAAGCCGACACTCCGCCGCTTGGAGTTTGACGGCGTAAAAACAAGAACCAAAGGCGACACGGTAGTCGACGGCTGGGAAGTTTATCTTAAAGCAACACTTGCCGAGATGACCACACAAAACTTTATTTACGGTCTTGGTATCGCAGATAAAAGCACGGACGAAAATGTCACAGGTTACGATGTAATCACAGGCAGAGATGTCATTCTTGACGGTGACTATATCAAAAATATCACTTGGGTAGGCTGCCTCCTCGGAGAGGATAAGCCGTGCATTATTCAGGTGTTTAATGGCTTCAATGAGAATGGTCTTACACTTGCGATTGCTGACAAGGACAACGGCAAGGTAGAAGTTCAGTTCTACGGTAACCTTTCGCCTGAGGTTTATGATTTGGATGAGGAAATCAAACCGCCATTTAAGATTTTCAGACCGACAGAAACAACGAAAGCAACGGAGGCATAATTATGAGAAAATTAAGCATTAAAGACGCATTTACTCTTGCTCGCATCATTAAGTCGGCAGACATCAAAGAGGAAATTGCAGACTTTGCAAATCGTATCGCTGTTAAAAAAAACAGCAAAGATGAAACAGTCAACACCGAAGCGGTCGGCCTTGAATTTGTGATTACGCTGCTGACTTCTTTGTCGAACAAAGAAACAGAACAGGAATTTTATTCATTGCTGGCCGACATCAGAGGCGACATTACGGCAGATGATGTAAGTAAATTAAGTATCCCCGAGGTTCTTGACAATGTAAAGGCAATCATCAGGGAAAACGATATTAAGAGTTTTTTTACCTCAGCCTTAGTCTTGAAGTAAGAACATATGGAATGCTCGTGCAGTATTGTTGCGGCAATACTGCCATACTGCATGAGTTGTCTTTCTCCGATGCTGTCGAAATTATCAAAAACGCTATAAATGACCGTAATGACGAATTGCTTTACAAAGCCTATATTTTGACTGTTGTAGGAAAATTCACTGGCTTGTCGTACACGGATTTCGTTAACAAGGCAACAGGCTCGACACGGTCTGAAAACATTGATGATACGGTCAATACGGAAGAAATTGAAAAAACGGTTGAAAACTATCTTGATAACTACAAGTGGGAGGAGGTGTAGCTAATGGCAGTCGAAATATTTAAGTTATTCGGTTCGATATTCGTAAATAACGATGAAGCAAACAAATCCATTGCAGAGACCGAGAAAAAAGGTAAAGGTGTCGCCGCAACCTTAGGTAATGGTATCAAAACCGCAGGCAAATGGGGAGCGGCAATGGTCGGAGGTGCGGCGGCAGGCGTAGGAGCATTGTCCACTGTCGCAGAGAGCACCCGAGAATACCGAACAGAGATGGGAAAACTTGACACAGCTTTTACCACAAACAAATTTTCAGCGGCAGACGCAAAGCAAACATATTCCGACCTCTATGCCATAGTAGGTGACAGCGGACAAGCGACAGAAGCCGCAAACCACCTTTCTTTACTATGTAATTCCACCAAAGATTTACAATCTTGGACGGAAATCTGCACAGGTGTTTACGGTCAGCTTGGCGATTCACTTCCGATTGAAGGCTTAACTGAGGCGGCGAACGAAACAGCGAAAGTCGGAGCTGTAACAGGTCCGCTTGCCGATGCACTTAACTGGATGGGCGTATCAGAAGATGAATTCAACGAAAAACTTGCAAAATGCTCTTCGGAACAAGAGCGACAGCAGTTAATCACATCCACGCTCACATCGCTGTATTCGGATGCCTCTGCTCAGTATAAGAAAACAAACGGTGATGTAATGGAATCTAACAGGGCACATCAGCAGTTATCCGACACTATGGCTCAGATTGGTGCTGTCGCTGAACCCGTGCTTAATTCGCTTATTGGTTTAGGCGGTAAGCTACTTGAGCAGTTATCACCGCTTATTGAAGGTGTAGCTGATAGCCTTGCACCTGCGCTCATTAACATCTGCGAAGAGGTTGCCCCGATAATAGTATCAATGCTTGAACAGATCATGCCATTAATTGAGGAATTACTACCGTTTATAGCTCAGCTTATAGAGCAGTTAGCTCCTCTCATTGTACAGATTGTCGAACAATTATTTCCGCCTTTGCTGCAGATTATACAGGACTTGTTACCGTATTTCATGCAGATAATTCAGGCTATAATGCCACTGTTTAGCACGCTTGTAGAGCTCCTGATGCCCGTTATTGAAATGTTTATTCAGCTTGCCAGCGTGTTGCTCAACGGTTTATTAGCGGTACTCACTCCGATTATTGAGGATTTGGCTACATTCCTTAATGACCTTTTAACACCTCTTATCCCGATAATCAGCGAGTTGTGCAATACGATTGTTGAAACTTTACAGCCTGTTTTTGAGCAGTTGTCGCCTGTTATTACACAGGTTTTTGATGCGCTCCGTCCTGTTTTAGACTTGCTCGGCGAAATGCTTGAAACGCTTATTCCTGCGCTTGTACCGATTATCGAATGGTTAGCTCAAATTTTCAGCAATGTTTTGGGCAATGCGATTGAGAATGTAAAAAACTTACTCAAACCACTCACAGGAGCGTTCGAGGGAGTTGTTAAGTTTATAAAAGGTGTTTTCAGTGGCAACTGGGAAGAGGCTTGGTACGGTGTTGTTCAAATTTTTAAAAATGTATTCAATATCTTACCAACGATTGTCGAAAACATAATCAATGGCGTAATCGGCATTATTAACGGACTGCTTTCAGGCATTGACTGGGCAACATCAATGATTGGCTGGGAGATTGACCCGATTCCCGAAGTTACATTGCCACGATTCAGGGCAGGCATTGACTATGTTCCCCACGATAAATATGCCGCCTATCTTGATGCAGGCGAGGCAGTTCTCACAGCGCAAGAGGCGGAAGAATATCGCCAGTCTAAGCGTGAAGGCAGAGGCTCAGTTTTTGAAAACGATTCAACCAATATAGTCAACAATATCAGTATTAACATTCCTTCTGTTGCGATTAATAACGATATGGACATTGACAGCTTGGTTGATGATATCAGCAACAGGCTTGCCGATGAAATAACAAGGAGGCAGAAAGCGTATGCATAACTTTTATTTTGGCGATAAGTGGTTATCGTATTTCGGTGGCCGTATCACAAAAGCGCCACAGCACGAAATCCCCGTCAGAGATGTTTCAACGGTTGAAATCCCATGCAGGGACGGTGATGTTTTGCTTGATAACGGGCGGTGGCAGAATGTTGAATTTGAGCGTGAAATCTGCTTTTTGCCGTATTTATCCGAATTGTCAGCCAAACATCTTGCGAGGGCTGTTATCGAATGGCTAACTTTAAATCAATGTTACCAAAAGTACAAGGACACTTACAATCCCGGATATTTCACCGAGGCTTATATTTCAAACACTGACGATATTGTTCGCGAATTGCCGTCATTACTAACAACAAAAATCAAATTCAACCGTAAGCCGTGGTGGCATTCCGAGCTCGGACAACGGACTATTGATTTTGAAGTTAATAAATCGGTTTCCTTGCACAATCCCGAACAATATGAATCCTTACCTACTATCATCATAACTAACACGAATGTTAGCGGTGGCACTACGGCCATTGCTAAAATTAACATAAACGGTGAATCACTTGATTTGAAGTGCACAGGCGGTTATGACTACGCTGTGCTTGACGGCGAAACTATGCAGTATATTGCACACAAATCAGACGGTACAACTAATTTTGTTGACGATACTATACCTCCTAAATTAAAGGTTGGAAACAATCAAATTGTTGTAACTGCATATAAAAACGCATTACTGTCAATAAGACCGAACTGGAGGAGATTATAAAAAATGTTCCCTTTGTTGTATAAATCGGATTTTAAAACAATCGGCCCAAGTAGATTTAACCTACTCGGACGGTTTACAGAAATAATCAGCGGTAAAGTTACCGAGGAACGAAACGGCGATTATTTGCTCGAAATGGAACTATCAACAACGGACAGATGTGCTGATTTACTCGACACGCAGTATTTCATTAAGGCAAAACCGAACCCAACCGATGAACCGCAGTATTTTGAGATTTACGATTTGCAGTACAAAGACAAAAAATCAATTACGGTTAAAGCAAAGCACATCAAGCATAATTTGTACAACAACTTTTTAATTGAAACTTCCAACCAAACTGATGTTGTGCACACTCCAAAGGAATGGTGGGATATACTTTGCACAGGTCGTGATTTTGAGGGTGATTCGCTGTTCCCGCAGGCAACCTTGTGGGAGCACTATTTCAAATTTACATCAGATATTACCACAAAATCATCTATGACGCTTGGCTTCTGTACGCCCTGTACTCTTGGTGATTTTATGGGCGGTGCTGACGGTTCACTCGTTGATGTTTTCGGCGGTGAATATAAATACAATAACTTTAATGTATCGTTGTTAAAAAAACGTGGGGCGGTTACAAACTGCCATTTGCGCTGGGGAAGTAACATCAGCAGTCTTACGCAAACGCTTAATTCAGATGATATTTGTTCCCACGTTGCAGCTTATGCCACTTGCCACGACACATACAACGACAAGAACGTCATCCTCTGCTCTCAACCGCAAGAACTCAAAACCCATAAATCTAAGCTAATTAAGGTGAAAACGGTTGATGTTTCGGACGGCGGTTCGGTCTACATCGGCGATGAAACAGGTTACTGGGATTTCAACGCTCACACAGGCGAGAACAAGGACTTCTTGATTCAAAAGCTAAATATTCAAGCGCAGGTTTTAAGAGGACAGCTCGTAAACACAAACGGAGCGCCTACGCTCAATGTAAAGGTTGACTATCCCCCTACACTCACCGAAATGCTTGGACTGCATTTATGCGACACGGCGTATGTTGATACTGAAAACGATAGCTTACAAGCCAAAATCATTAAGACAGACTATGATTTTGTGCTTGAACGTTGGAACAGTCTTGAACTCGGCACAGCGAAGTCAAAGTTATCTGATTATATAGTTAAATGAGGTGAAAAAATTTGAACATTAATCATACAAAAATGACACTCGAAATCAACAGCTGTAAGAACTACGAAATCTTAGAGGTCAGACAGGGCGACAAAGGCTCACGCATTATTGATTTTGCGTTCACCGTCAACGGTGAAACTGTTAACCTTGCCTCCACAATGTCAGCTAAAGTCAATGCTACGGTTGATGATGTAATCGTAGCAGACAGCGTTGCCGCAGTCGTTGACACCGAAAATAATGTAGTCACAGTTACGCTAACAGACACAATGCTTGCTTTGTCAGGTATTTGCAAAATGGACATTGTGCTTATGGAAGGCGACGAAATCATAACTGCTGAAACCGTTTGCTTGCGTGTGGGAAAAAGCGTAATCAACGATGATAGCAAGGCCTTCCCGGGCGCAAGCTCTATTGCGGAAATCACAAAAGAAGTCGAGAACGCAAGAGGCGGTCGGAATTCACTTGGAGCAAGGCTTGATAAAACAGACAAGAGTATTGCCCAAAAGCTCAATTCAATGCCGTTTGACAGTGAACCAAAAAATAATAGCCCGTGTTATCTCACAAGCGGTACGGTTTACAATGCTTTGCTTGTTAAAGCCGATAAAACCGCCTTGGCAACTAAATACGATTCGTCAAATATCGAACTTGGTACAGCTACTCTTACTCCGTACTCTA